TTGAACGTAAGGTAATAAGTTATACCTATATCCGTCTTCGTTTTTGTCTGTTAGTGTTTTATATGGGTATAATGTGGATATAACAGGATCTTCGTCATCTTCGTTTGATAATGGTACAAAAACGGATACATTAACATTTGGTACTCCGTAACCACCATTAGTTATTACTCTACCAGCAATCACACCATAATCAGCACAAAAACGAGTATAAAGATCTGATTGTTTTAATTTTAATGATAGAATCTCAATAAAATCAAAGTCTTGATCGATTTTGATTCTTATGTTCTTATCTATACCGGGTGTTGTTCTTAATCTATAATTTTTAGACATAGTTCTCTTTGTTCATAAATAGTTATGTTACTATTTTTAAAAGTAAGTTCGTATGTTTAAAAATAAAGAATCTTATGAGAAATTAACCGTACCTAAAGTTTTAACTCTAACTTTAATGTCTCTATCAGGAAATCTTACTTGATAAATTTGATCGGGTTCGGCAAATATGGTATCATCTATTAATTCAATTTGTTTTGTTGTATTATCTATATATCTTTGTGAAGTTTCAGATGATGAATACTGACCACCAACTTTATTATACACATTAATCGCCGTTAAAGTATTAACCCCTCCAATTGCTTGAACAATTCTTCTTAAATCCGATATATTTACATTTTGACCAAGTTCTCTCTGACCTGGGGCCATATACTCATTAACCGTATTAATTATTTGTGTAATTATTTGTGATCTTGACCCAATGTTTTCAGTAACAACAAAAAATTCTAATTCTAAATCTATTACTTTTGCAACTTCAATCGATATATAATCATTAATCATTCTATATTTAGAAAGGTATGTCGCTAAATTTGTTTTAAGATTATTAGATACTGTTTGTGTTAATGTTCCGTTAGCGTCAAAAGATAATATTTTAATCAATATTTTATTATCAATTTCAGTTATTGATACTTTAGCGGGTGCACCAAATTGACCTGGCATCGTATCGATTAAAGATTTGTAATCATTTATAGTTACCGCTCTTCTTTGTGCAGCAAAATTAAATGTTGTCATGTTTCTTACTTCTTCTATTGTTGGTTGATTTGCTCCACCAATAGCTGCCGTTACATTTGTTACACTTATAGATTGAGTAACGTTTTGGTTTTTACTTGAATTACTACCATTAACAAAAAAGTCAGCAGTAACTACTTGATTTATAGAACCTACACCTATATTTGAGGTTAATCCTCCTCCAATCCTATACTGGATAAATAAAGTGGTATTAGGTTTAACTGTTAAACCTAACCCAATGTTATTTTGGTAGTTTTGTAATTTTAATGGTATTCCTGTTCTTGTAAATTGTTGTAATTGTTCATTTGGTGTTGTTGTTCCAGCACCAAACTGAATTTTTAAAAAACCTTCAGGTGTATATTCTGTTATAAACCTATTATCTGTTTTAATGTATTTTCCAACTTTAACACCGGCATTATCTACAGGTTTTGTTGTATCTTCAATAAAAACAGTGTCTTCAACCAAAGAATTTACTTCATACCATCGACCTTCAGTTCCTGCAAATTCAGAATATGTTGGTGTGTTTTGATAAGATGTCCCATCTTTTTGAATTATAGATGTCACTCCTAAAACATTTTTTTCAGGTAAAAATAAACTATAAAAAGGAACGACATTGTTTGGGTTTATTGTGGTTCTAAAAACTTTAGTTGTACCATTAACAATAACTTCTCGTTTTGTTATAACATAGCTTTCAATTCGATTATTTTGGTTAAATAATGGTACTTTAGTTCTATTTACAAATCCTTCAATATTAAAATCGGAATTAAAATCAATATCATATAAATTTTCAAATATTGTTCCTCCACCACCAAACTGAGAGCCTGCCCTTAAAATACCACAATATGTGCTGTCTTCTTGGTCTCCAATAGCGGGAACAGTAATGGAAATGTCAGCAATTGCAACTGAAGGTCTAAATCCAGGTATTTTTAACCCATAAGTCCTAGCAATATTAAACACTGAAGACCTTTGTTGTGCGTATTGTAAAACAGTTTCTTGAATACTTCTATCAATATGAAAATTTAAGTTATCAGTAACCGCCGCGTTTAAATCCATCAAAACAGAAAAAACTGATGCATCATTAAAGTTTTGAATTAATTCTGGATAATATTGTTGTGTGAAATTTATAAGTTCTTGTCTTATTCCTTCAAAATCTCTTTCCGTATATGATATTTTTTTATTAGCCATATTAATTAAATATTAATTATTACAAATTCTTTAGTCCCAAAAGCGCTTGAGTTATCTATAAATTCTATTTTAACCTTGGCGGTATATTCTTGGGTGTTGGCGCCAGGTACTCTATAAACAGGTATATCAAATTGTTCAGAGGGTAATTCCCCTAATGATGGTTCTGAATCTAAGTATGGTTCTATTGTTATGTTTTGTATTGTTAAATTAGGAATATATTTACTTACTGAATCTTGAATTTCTATTTTTATATTTTCAAAAGTCTCTCCATCTAAAGGTTCAAAGTAATACCATCTGCCATATTAAATAAATATAGTGTTGGTAAATTTTATATAAATAAAAAAATCCTTACTTTCGTAAGGATTCTTTAAGGTTTTGATTTCCTCTTTCGTATTGAGGTTCATAAGGACAATGTAAACACCTGCTACCGCAACACTTACCTCTTCTTATATGATAATCTTCGGTCATAACCATTCTACCTTGATTATCATAGTAGAATTCGTTTGGTTGTAGTTTAGGTCCGAATTCCCTAACATATAATTGTTGTACCCAATCTTTTGATGCGTTTACTGTCATTTTTAATTGTTTTTCCTTCGATTATAAAATGCTAACAATACTTGATAAGTTAACGTAACATCATTCCCCCATTGTACTTTCATAATGTTTTTAAAGTTTTTTCAATTTCGCTTATTTTATTATTTACACTAAATAATTGTTCTTCAACAAATTTTAACTCATTACCACTTCTTTTTTTAATTTGATTTTTATAACCTTCTTTAAAAATATTTAAAGAATCTAACTCCTTTTTCAAAACATCTTTGCTTTTTATTTTTTATTTTCAACAACCAATTTACATACATTGTAAAATTCATCATAGGATAAATCTCTTTTCATAATATTAACGTTTTTATGAACCCAAACAACGTTAGATTCTTCATAACCAATTTTACTATCAATTCTTTCTAAAGATGCCGATCCGTCATCAAAATTTATGGGTAGGTTAGTATAAAAACATTTATTTTTTTGTTTTTCATATAGTTCTGATAAAAATTTTATATCTATATTAACATCTATTTTTCTACTTTTAGCCCCTTTTATAATTCTTGATAGTTTTTTACCTGGTACATTACCATATCCTTTCCATGCCGGATTTAATTCTTTAGGTCTTGATTGTGTACATAATTTACACCCCTTACTAGTCCCTTTTAATAATGTATAACAAGCAACGTTATGTGTGTCGCCACAATCACAAACACAAAAAACTTTAGCCTCACCATCCATAATTACATTACCATCAACTACTTCATATTTACCAAATCTTTGTCCTTTTTCAAATGAATTAAAATATTTTGTTATACCTTTTTTTCCCATATATATAAATATACCGAATAGTGAAAAAATATAAATAACTCACTATTCGGTAATACTTATTATTTTAAATAATTTCGCAAGATCCGTTAGCACAAGCCAATTCTCCTCGTAAATCTGTATTGTCTTGTAATTCAATTACTTTTGTAAGATCAACATTTTTTAAAGTAGTTAGTAATCTTTCATATTCTTCTTTAGTACAATCTTCATAAGGAGATTGCTTATAGGTATGGTTAGAATAGGGTAATACCGACAAACCATTGTAATAATTACGCTCATTCCACATCCATTCACCAACTAATTCCCACTCATCTTCTTTAATTGAAACGGTTGCAGATACATTATGTGTGTTTTGACCGTTTCTATGTCCAGGTTTAATCCATTCTTGAGAAACTTTCTTAACTCTTTCTAACATCTGAAATACTGACTCGTGTCTAACAATAGATCCTTCTGGTGCTCTTTGTGGGATAGTAATAACCGCAGTGTCGTGAGGACGGAAAAACTCATCTTCAATTAACTCAGGGTGATTAATCGCCAAGTAAGAATAGATTGATTCGTTT